ACAGTTACGAGTATGCTCGATGGAGTCTAGGAGCCACATCCTAATGTTAAACCGTTGGCGATTCCGAGCGTATTGCCAACCATCCACAGTAATAGTTACGCGACAGCCTGAACGTCAGGACGCGGGGCGCGATACTTGTGATTGACACGGTTCACAAGCCGATTCTGGTATGTATCGTTCTCCACATATACATCCAGTTCACGCCCTTCCGAGGACTTCAAGTCAAACTTAGTCCCCGCTTTAACTTCCACACCGAAAGCTTGCAGGAATCCAACAGCAAAACCAACGGCCTTGCTATTGAAATTCCAATCCACGGGAGTACCAGAAAATTCCTTGTCTCCCGTATCACCGTTGAACAGAATAGTTGCTTCAACGGGATAGTTGGTGGATGGCCCCTTTTCTGACGCCTTTGCGGGAGCCTCTCCCACACTTTCGATTTTGACACGATACCACGCCGGGGTAATGACTTTACCGCGGAGTAGGTCACGGTCACTAAATGAGATAACAGGCATTGAACTCTCCTACTTGACGAATGGTGTTGTGGTGGTGGATGGTGGTTGTGATGGTGTTGGTGTTGTGATAGGTGCAGCGATACGTTCTATTGGTTTTTCTTCCTTCAGTCTCTTAATAGCCGGTGCAATCCACCGTTCATACAGCGGCTCATTATTGAAGGTAATTTTCCTTTCTAATGGGAGTGAAGTTCTGGCATAATCATTCCCGGTATGGGAAGTAAATAAACCATACTCACCCTCATCTGTTTCTGCGAAGCCCGGCTTCACATCGAAGTGATATACCTCGGTCATATAACTGGCAATCTTTCCAGAGATTTTATCTCCACCAGTTATAATAACACGAGAATGATGTGTTAGTTTGTTCTTCTCATCATCCTTACGTTGTCCTACAACGTGTGCGATTAGAATGATATTAACCTGATGTTGTTTATTTAGATTCTTTAGAATCCCCATCATTTCTTGGAACGCGGAAGCCTCAGCATTGTATTCTTCTAGACCGGGAACATAAATCGTTCCAATTACTTTGCCTTGACCCTCTCCACGTTTCTTGTTAATGGTCTGCCTATTCATATTGTCTCCGAGCGATGTTACGGAGTCAATAATGATAGTCTTGAAAGGACAACGGTAACTAAATTCTCCTTTCCCTGATAATTTTTCCAGTTTCAGTTTGGCAGCATCCCAATCTGAATAGTCATCGTAGCTAATTTCCTTAGGATTATATCCCCACCGTTTCATAGGGAGAACTAAGGATTCCATCTTTTGGTCTGTAGATACCCAATATTGTGGCTTGGGAAACGACAGAGCTTGTGTAGACTTTCTAGTTCCCGGCTCACCCTTTAACATTACAAAGAGCGAATCAGGATTAAAGCCTTCCATTGTGGGCATCTACTATTCCTTACTTGATTACTTCAAGTGTAGAGTCGGCTTCATTTTGAATGCTTCTAGTTGAATCATTTTAATTTCTGCCATCAAGCGAGAGTCAAATGATTCACTATATTCTTTGTCGTTATAACGCCACGAAACGACCCATAGTCCATTACTCATTTGATGTATCCTTCCTAATTAGCCAATCTGCACTCACTGAATTATGAGCTGTCAGTTTTGACTTCTTCATAGTTCGAAATCTAAACTTTATTTCCTGCAATAAATTCAGCAATCGCAGCCACATCTTTGTCCTTCTTTCTTTTAATACAATCGGAACAATGAGGTCTAGCCATTGGTTTATTGTTAGAATGAGTGAGAACTGATTTAGTAATAATCATTAGCTCACCACAACGATTACACTCACAGAGTTTACCTTCTGCAAGTTTAATAGGAACGTAATGTGAACACGCAGGTTTAAGACACTTATATACAAGATAAGGCTTATTCCCATTCTCAGAGAGATTGACCTTCTTGTATCTATGAAGATGATTAGCGGGTTTAGCCATTACTTTTCACCATCGAACACTACAGTCCGTACTACACGAACAATACGGAAGGGGTATCTTTCACCAGCATGTTCCTTGACGTAGTGTAGTGCGTCAGTTTGTCTGGTAAATACTTTTTGGAGATACCAACTTCTTTTTACTCCTAGTTTTACTTCTACGTTGTAAGTCTTATTCATCTCTTTGCTTTAGGAGTAAAATGAGTTTTATTTAGCACCGCATCTTGAATATTAGATAAATGACTTCCAATCTTCAAATGCTCTGGTGCCCAACAATTTCTATTTTCACAAAGTTCATCCCTGTGATTAGCTTGTTCTTGCCTATTATCTATATTTAACCCATGATAAATATAAGCAGATAGACGATGAACATAAAATTTTGGTCCAAATCGTTTTAGACGAACTACGCCAAAACCATTACTAATAGCACCTGTCCAAAGTCTACAACCTCTTTCATTTTGAATTGTAGACTCCCAAAGTCTCTTTAGGACACTTTCCTTATCAAAAAGACTAATATGCCGAACTTTTCTTGGCATTAATCCTCGTCGTTCGTGGGATTCCATTCTGGACCCACTACAAATAGTTCCTTGATGATACGCTCTCTATCATCAGGATTACCTTCACACACCTTGAGGAAAGCACAGTTACCATACTTTCCTTCACAGTGAGTGAGATTTGGCGGAAAATGTCCTGTCTCCGCATACATAAGCAGAAGCTTTGCATAGTATGGGAGAGTCTCAGTCTGCCATTCAAGTAGACGCGGAGTCGAATAGTTGACTGGTGGACGTAGAAACTTTTCTTCTGGTTTCAATGATGCTTGGAAGCCAATCTTATTAATCATAACGCGATGAGTCTTTTGGATAAGACACTGACCCATGAACTGATTATTCATGGAATTAGTATCTCTCCGCTGACTCATTGTTTTATGGTCAACAGGATAGATTCCCTGATTCGTATCAGCTACCAAGTCAAGCTTGGCTTTCCACATAATACGAATCTCATCATCCTCATACAAAACTTCACCCTTGACAATTTCTACTTCAAGGGGAACCCAATGGTCATTACGATAGAAGTCCATGTATTGCTGACAGGTATCCAGCACATACTGCCATCCGGTTCTTTTGTGTGGTGAGGTTTCGTTATCGCGAGGGGTATTCTTAACACCCGGAAATTCATTAATCTTGTGTCCACACACAGGTTTAGGAATTTCAGGTGATGGAATGAAGTCTGTGCAATTAGTGCATCCACGAATGTATGTCTCAGCGGCAGCAAATCCTAATTGGATTGCTTGTTCACGCTTGACACCATGAATAACACCCCGATTATAGTATTCGAGGAAGATATGAACTATCGACCCACACTCAAGCGAATTCGATTTACCATTAATCGACTGAAAATGATGGTTAAATCGAAAATCCCCAAGACGAGGACAGCTCATCAAAGTCGTTAGAATTGTTGCATCAAGAATCACATTCTTCTTGGTAGCTGTGATGTCAACAATCTCTTGTATGTTTGTTTCACCGATTGTTCGTTCGTCAGTTGTCATTATTCCTCTGAATCCTGAACTGATAACATTGCAGTTCTAGCACCCAAATTAAATTGATGCCATGCCCAATTTCCCTCAACATAGGGATTATCATTTGGAATTTTACTTCCTTCATGCTCCGCATACATATAGGACCAATATCCTTTCATGTATGCTCTGGCTTTCTTCCACATTGCTAAAGTGGGAATCATTAATCTTCCTCACTAGTTTCCTGAGCTTCCATTGATACGTAATGGTCAGGATTAGCAATCATGTGTTGGTGTGCTTCGCTGAAAGTTTCAAACCTACAGATTAGCAACTCAAAGCCCGGCATACCAAGTTGTTCCCGATTAGTGTGTTGGCAGTTAAAGCAAAGCATCACTATAGTCATTTTTTATTCCTTCTAGTGAATTTATGAACTACTTCCTCAGTGATTCTAAGAATCCTAGTTGTAGCAGTTCCCTGACGAGTATTGTATGGTTTACATGCCTGAATCTTGGCACGCTCCAAATCATCGCCAGTGTGCATAGTGATATATTTCTTAGTTAGAACACTATACATTTGAACCACATACTTGACAATCATTGAATCCTCTTAGGCACTACCACGTAGTGCTTCTCACCAGTTACCTGTAGTTCATACCATTGTGGAGGCAACTCATTACCTCTCAGGTCCAGTAGTGTGGGCTGAGACATCTTACCATTGGCTAGTATGATGATATGACCATAACCTACGATAGCGCCATTGTCATACACGATTAGCTTCTGCATTACGCCGTTTGAGAATCCCACCTTCTTTTGTGAAGTCAATATAATTTCCATAAACTTCAGTTCCTTTTGGGAAATAGATTGATTTTATTCTGTAACTCAATTGCGGAAGCGTATATTCAACTTCTACAATCTCCTTACTACCAATTAGTGAGTTAAGTGCATCCCAATATTCTTGAATATCAAAAATTACTGGATTGACTTCACTCATTACATGCAGAGCAAGGTCTACTCCTTTAATACCCTGATGTGCATTTACCATGCGAAGGACAATCTCCTTCATTTCATTCATTTTTATTAATTCAGAAAGGCCACTTATCAAACAGTTTATTAACTTCAGCGAATTCTTCTTCGTAACACATTTTTTGCTGAATGATTCGCGCAGTCTCTTTTAATTGAACTAGCGAAACATTACAATTATCTCCTTTACAATGTTTCTTATGTTCAACTGATGCATTGTAGAGATTCATAATTAAGATTAAGTCTCTACTAGCGAATGCCATTTTCTGATGACTCCTCAGTAATTGGTTCAAAGCAACAAGTAGGCAACCAACCAGTATCACCATTACCCTTTAGAAGATAACATGCTACTGGCTTCTGTTCTTTAGTATATAGATTGGTTATAGTGAAGCCTTCGTTCTCTGCTCTATAACCAACTACTTCGTATTCAGTTCCTAGTGGAATAGTTTCGCTCATAATAATCCAATCGGGATTATCTGGAAAACTATATCTAGCAAGTTTTACTCTCATGTAATCACCAAGTAGGCGTGGCAGCCGCAGTAATGTTAGTCTTGACAACAGTTTTGCCAGACTTCTTCATCTTCTCCTGATGCTTTGCGACAATGACAGCGGCGAGGGAACGCGCAAATTCTGTCTCATTCCATACGGGTTGAATACTCTTATTCATTACAACGTGATATCGACCACGTTTGCCTTCCACGATGTAATCCAGATGTTCATCAATAGTTCCTTCTGCCTCAGGAAGTGTGATGTTAATCTGACTACTAGTCTGACCAATACGACGGAAGCGCCCCGGTGTAGCTTGGTCCTCATTCTGTGGATTCCACTGTCTTTCATGCAGGATACTATCTGCACAAGTCTGTAGATTAAGTCCCTCTCCACACGCGAGGGTCGATGCAATCATAATGCAACGTTTAGTCGTATTGAAATCTTCTTGAATCTGATAACCTTCAGGCTTACCAGTATGCTCAGCGCCATACTTGAATACAAGTATCTTTTCATCCACCAGGGTCTGCGCCAAATCATACCAATCAGGATTAGTTTCCTTACTAGTATTAGTTAATGCACCATACATCAACATCCCAACATCTTTATGCTGGACGAAGACTACAATCTTCTTCTCAGTATCCTCTACAAACTGTTCGAGGTATCCGAGTGTAGCGGGGATTTTCGCCAATCCCACAATATGTCTCATTCTACTCATCTTAGCGAGTAGTTCGATAGAGGAGATTTTATCTTCCTCACCACCGATAACATACTCGTTATACCACTTGACGAAATCACCAACTGATTCATCGTATGTAGACTGTTGCAGGTCATCTAATTGGACCGGCATCTTCATACGATTAATATTGGGGAATTCATCCATTACTTCTTCGTATTCGCGTCGAATCAGTAACGAGGCAGTATACTCACGGAATTTCTTGGGATTTTTAATTCCACCCATCTTCCGTTTATTACCTTCGTAGTAGTATTCAACCCAATTATCAAGATATCCCTGATGTGAATGGAACTTGATAGGGTCGATAAGATTCAGTGCTGGGAAGAACTCACCACCACGATTCTTCCACGGTGTGCCGGACAGCTCAATAACTTTGCAGTCATTGTTAGCTGACACAAGTTTACGAACTTCCTGTGTTCTTGAACTGTCGGGATTCTTAATCTGTTGAACCTCATCAAGTATTACTGACTTAATGTTAAGCTGATGCAGCTTCTCTCTTGGGAAACGTCGGAGTAAATCATATGGAATGATATACACTTTCAGTCCCGGCATCAGATAATCTCGTGATGTGGAGATAATCTGACCAATAAACTCAGGTCCAAGCCATGTAACAGCAGCTTTAAACCACTGAAACTTAATAGCAGACTTGGTGACAATCATCGTGGGAGTGTATTTCGATGCATGGAATTTGAGAATTGCGAGAGCCTCTACTGTCTTACCAAGGCCCATATCATCAAAGATTCCCACACCCTTTTGCATAGCAAGTGCGGCTTCGCCAAACCTAGCGCCAATCACTTGAAAATTAAAGAGTCTATACTCTCCGCAGATGTCACACTGGTTTTTAGTCCAAATGTGTTTACAGTTCTTAATCTCTGGTTTCCAATCATTAGAAACCATTGTATCGAATGGGGTGGCCTTCGGCACCACTCGTTTAATAATATGAAAGCAGTCAAGAGTGATTAGCTTAACACTGTTTCCATCACGGTCTACTGTATCGATAGCGAACTTCTCAACAGCAACCTTACCACACTCAGGGCACTTGTCTTGAAGTCTTGTTACAACGTGCTTAACTGTGCGAACGATATTCTTTACTTCCCGTTCTTCTACAACTACTTCCACTGTGTGACCGCTACGAATAGCATCAATCACATGGGCCGGTAAATCGAGATATGAACAGGGTAACGCACTATAGCAACCTAATTCAATTGCTTTAGCTTCCCAAATCTTATTGTGTCCCTGACCCGGACAAAGCGCGTGGGCTACTTCGTGTAAGATTGTGTTAATTACATCCTTTTTAGGATGAATATCAATGTGATGTGCATTCAAAAGAATACACTTCTCATTATACATGCACTTGCCTAAAAATGGTAGATTAGGGTCTGTCGTAAGCCTGACACCCCAATCTAACAGGCCATGCTTATCTAGTTCCTTACGGCAGAATTGTGATGCTGTAGTTCTATCCATCATACTCATGATATTAGTCCTTACGATAAACATTGTTATCGAACGTCAGGATATACGTATGCTGTCCGTATCTCACTGGAGTCCAAAACTGTAGTTTGCGCATCATAAAATTGATGATGCTCTTATCTTTGATTGGAATACCAATCTCATAGTGATTATTGATAATCACGACTATTCTACCTCAGTCCCCATATCAACAGCCGGTTCATTATCCGGTTTAACTTCTGACAGGGATTCTTTAATGGATTTACGTAGTTTGTTGGCTGCCATCTCAGGTGTAATACCCTGTGATACGCACAACATCTGAAGTGTGAACGCCGATACGCCTAATTCCTTGGCATACTTATCAAGCTCTTTTTTATCAAGCTTAGTAGATGCCTTGCGAGTCTTAACAGTCTTTACAGTAGATATAGGCTTAATAGTACCCGGCTTATAGTTGATATCAGCAAGCTTGAGCTTTTCGCGTTCCTCCACTCTCAGAGAATTCGCTAGATTATTCAGATAGACTTGAATAGCCTTCTGATTATTCGTCGCTTCGAGTATAGCCTCATTAGCGTCGAATATAACCTTTTTGAAGTGTGAGAATCGCTCTGTGAGAGTCTCCGCCAACGCGAAGGGTTTATTACTTATGGTAGGATTTTCATCGATTAACTTTTTCAAATCAATGATGCTGACAGTGGCGGCATTGAATAAATCGCTTCTAACTTCAACAGATGCGTCAAGCTTCCGCGAGGATTCAATAGCCTTATTCATTGCATCTACTCTAGCCTGTTGATTCTCAGGCTTCATAGTCTCAGCGTGCGTATCTTGCTCACGTTTCCAGCAATCAGCACACATCAGCATATTGCCATATCGTATTTCGACTATTCCCTTATTCGGGCAACAGTCGCATTCCGCGAGGTTTCCATGAGCCAATGATGGAAACTTGCATTTTACACATTTGTCCGTTCCGTCGTGTGGTTGTGCGTATGAGTGATTCATTCTGTCAGCTCCCTACTATTTCAAAGTATTAATATTATCTAACACAAAGCGCCTACCATCATTCTGAGCGTATCAACCTAGGATGTCAACCCCCATAATGTAGTGCTAAATTACACTTATGTAACTCGAAACCACAAGGGATAGTGTGTTCCAAAACGGAACACAAGTATGTCCTAATTAGAGGACACTTTTAATATCAAGCTGATAACTTACTTTAGACAGAATAATATTAATTGAGCGAAGCTGATTCTAGTCTGATTCTCACCCCTTTCTAGTCTGATTCTAGGCTGATTCTCAGCGGCCTAAAGTGACCTAACCCCTTTCAGGTCAATCAGTTAGGGGGAACCCCCTCCCTCTAATGGAAGTCTATCCCGCCATATTGACTACCCTCAGTGACCCCATAAGTGGACACTATTCAATAGTCATGCCATCAGGGGGGTCATATTGGGTATAATATTATTAGGTTATTAAAAAAAAAAAAAAATAAAAAGAGAGAACCAACACCCCTACCGGAATTCGACCTCGACCCCTGAAAAGGGTGGGTATGGCACTAAGGGGAGGGAGGGGGGTCACGCTAAGTCACTCATTTAGCGGCACTTAGGTCAAATTGGGTCGGTGGGAAAGCACCTAGAATCGGGTGGGAATCGGGCGAGTATCAGACAAGTATCCGCTAGGATATAGCCTGTAAAAATTCGATAGTGTTATTGTTAAAATTATTTCTTTGACTTAGGATGGAATGACTATAATATTATAAAGCATTACTATGATTAGCAGTATTTTGATACGCGAATATCCTTTCGCGTATGCGATGATTAGATTGATTTGATTAGCGAAAGAGGATGATTAGCTAATAGGTGGGATATCGACCTAATCCCTATCGAGGGACCAGGTAGAGGATGCGGATGGGAGTGTAAAGAGTATCACCGAACTTGATATACAGTGTATCGAATTTAGTCATTCGTCACCTGTATTGATTTGATGTTCTCCAGCGGAATGTTAAGCTGTGAACGGCTATAGTCATAGAAGTGTATGACTACCTCAGGCGCCGCGCTTGCATTCTTGTAATTGTATACCGTATGCATTCTAACGCCTTGATACTGTGACGGCGCCTTGTCAGTGAACAGAATGTCAAGAATCATAATAGTCACCTCATAATGAAAGTGTATGGGGTGTGGACTGTATATCCACACCCCATACTTTCAGGGTTTACGCGGAAGGCTGAGAAGCGGCCAACAGAGCCTCAACCTGTTTACGCGCGGTATCCTCAGGAATGCCGAGCCGAATGTAATCACGAATCATGCGCTCCTTGATTTCATCCGGGGTCACTTCCGACGGACGATACGGAAGTAGTGCAGCCTGATACGCATTGCTGCGCGCATTCGCCTTGAGACTGTCATTCACCAGTCCGACCAGTGACCATTTCTTTTCCGTCAGAACTTCGCTCGCCTCAGAATCGGTGGAAGTGACCTTATACTCGAAAGTCTTTTCCACTTTTTCGCCAGCCTGCGGATGTCCATCCGGAATTGCGAAAGTGAACTTGCCGACCTTGGTTTCCATTCTGTCTCTCCTTGTTTGGGCGTTATTGCCCACCGACGAAAGTAAGTCTATCACACTCGAATCCGCTTGTCAAGCTTTTTTTCTCCTTTCCTTTGAACTTGCCTGACAGCCTAGTATACTGCATCCGCGATGCCAACAGGCTTACTCAAAAACATTAGGGATTTCACACGTAATGCCATTCCGGAAGTGCCGTAATCCGTCACCCGGCTAACTTTTGTCAACATAATATTGTCATGCGCCAAACTGTACAGTCCTGCCCGGCCTTTGCAATAGTGTGCAACTTTGCACCATAAAGTTACAGAATTATACAGGGTTGCACACTAAGGCACTACACACCCCTGCATACCCCTGCACAGTAGGTACCATATGTGCACACTTTTGCGCGCCCATTACAATCGTGTGTTTTTCTCAAGAAAAATTTCCCTCATTGTCTGAAATATTTAGGAGTCCCACTCTAATGAAATTTTTTTAGGAAAAAATAACTTTTATTTTGAAGAATAATATTATGAATTATCATAGACTTGACTTTCAGTCTTTCATGTGCCATACTCGGAGGGTCGATAGTCTGGACTGAAACTTTCACTTCCATTATTTCAGTCCAACTTTTAATGTTGTGTGTTAGGAGTAAATGAATGCCAGTCAATGCAACAGTAACTGCGAAGTCTGGACCAGGATTACAGGCTACAGCACTAGCCATCAATGGCGCAGGTGGAATTCTATTCCTTCCTGACCGCCGAATTGTTCAAGTCTTCACTGGCGGAGACACAAATAGTCCTCCTGAGAAAGAATTCGATTTGACTGGTGTTACTACTATTACCTGCGTTGTCGCCGGAACCACACTCACATTCACTATCTCATAATTAATTTTAATTACTTTCATTAGAGGATATCATCAGATAGGAGACATTCACTTGACCGATTCAGCTACTACATCAGTTCCATCAGTTCCTAATCAGGGACAATCAACTTCTCCGATTACTACTAAATCAGTTCCACCTATCCCATCTAGTATCAAAGAGAATACTGTCGAATCTCTCGAAAAGAAATGTTCTGATTTACAGAATGTTCTGACTAAAGCTAATGAAGCTGCGCATGCTGCACATCAGAATCTGATGAATGCACAGCGTGAATTGTTGGCTGCGAAGGCTAACTAACTTTCATTAATTATTAGTTAGGAGAATTAACATGCCTATGGGAATAGTATCGGATTCTGATTTCTTTTCAGAACTCAATTCTGCGAAGAAATCTCACCCTAATGGGGGTGTGAAACCTATCGATATTATCCCTCCGGTAATTAGTGGACAAGTAATAGATTCTCCTAATAAAGGCAGGGGTAACGGGAGTGTTGAAGTCCCTAATGCATTACGGAAAGTAATTGGCGAGGAAGCCATCCTGAATGGACGTGCTGCTGCAATAGACTTAGCTAATAGTTTTGGACTAAAACCATCATCAGTCAGTGCATATACTGTGGGTGCAACATCTACAGCGACTATTGATGAAAGGCCCAACGAACCTCACCTAAAAGATATTAGGGGCAAAATCACTGGCAAAGCCCTTAATACTCTGCGCAAAGCAATCAAGCATATTACAGAAGATAAACTTGAGGCGACCAATGCTAAGGAATTAGCTGGTATCGCTAAAGATATGTCTGCTGTAGTGCGAACTATGGAACCTGATTCATCTAAAAATCCAACTAATGTTAATAATGGTCCTACCTTTGTTTTCTATTCCCCTCAACAGCGAAAAGAAGATTCATTCGATATAGTATATGCGAAGGAATAGACTTCATTGAATTGGGGAGTGATTTGATGCGTGTATTACAGTGGAATACTCATCATGGCGGAATGCCTTCTGATGGGTCTAAATTAAATATCCAAGCGATTACTGCTACTATAGTTAAATTAAATCCAGATATTATTTTTCTAGAAGAACTAGAACAAAATGATGGTTATGGAAATGTTGACCAACTAGAATTACATCGTAATGCCCTTCAGAATGCGCAGGGAACTCTTTGGTATGCTTCATTCTGTCAATTAAATGGTGGAAGTAAATCACTAGGAATTGGAGTTGCCATTCTAAGTAAAGAACCACACTTAAGTGTAGGTCGAAAAGATTTAGGTGGTAGACCAGGTTTACACGTATTTCAACAGGGTAGTGGAACAGTATTAGCTGTGACCCACCCTGACCCATCTAGTCCTAATAAGCGTAATGCTGAATTAGCAAAATTCCTAATCGAACTTGATAGAACTATTGCTCTTAAAGTTATTGTAGGAGGAGATTTTAATGCGGTGCCAACTTCTGTTGAGATGGCACCTTGGCCTATTTTATATAAAGACGCGTGGACTGAAGCAATTAAATTAGGAACAGCTACTTCATTTATCGCAAATGGAATTACTCATGGTTCACATCGAATCGATTATATATGGAGTTTAGGATGGCGAACATCATCCTGCTCAGTTCCTGATACTAGTATTAATGGTGTTTTTCCATCTGACCATCATCCGGTTGTGGCAACATTCATCTAATAATAGGAATAATCTGCGATGCATTATTCTGCACCTGAATTTCTATTAATCATCGCAGCGATGGGCACTATCATTGTAAATATTATTAATGCGTGGAAAAATACTTCTAAAATACAAGATAATACAAATAAATTAGATATTATTGGACAGAAGACCGCTACAATCGAAGGCCATGTCAATAGTAAAGAAACTAAATATGTTGAACAAATTGCGAGTCTAACTAGAGAGAATGAAATCTTACGAACTGTTATAATTGATAAAGATAAGACCGCTGCACTTTTAGCTCAATCGGTTATTACGTCCAAAGGAACTAAGGACGATAGGAAGGTTTAATGGACCCCCTAACTCTACTCATTGTAGTTGTTCTGTTGGTCTTCCTATTTGGTGGACCATATTATGGTTATCGAAATGATTGGGGAACTGGACCATCAGGATTACTAGGACTGGTAGTTCTAATTGTCCTTCTTTACGTTCTATTCGGACACCATTCATTAGGTAGATTGTAGATGCCAACACAACTTCTCTCAATCGGATATCCACAAGCTATTACTCAGAATACTATTTATGCACTACCTTCAAAAAGAGTTCTACTATTTACTCAAGACGCGGCGCCAACATTCTTTCAATCTACTGATGTATCATTTGCCGTTAGTGTTGCTGTAACACTAGTAAATGGTCAAGCAGAATTGGCGGGTGGATTTCTGCGTTGCACATCAGCAGCGCCCGGTCCCATTCTCTTGAAGGGAATGTAGGTCATTCATTAATGAAGAAAATTATTATAATTATTTGTATTACTCTATTAACAGCTTGTAAACTAAACCATTCTTTAACAAAGGAACAGGTAATTATAATTATTAACGATGCCGGATATGGAATTGAAGTTGGATGTACCACACAATGGTTAGATGAGACATTGTGTGACAATGCACAAAGAATTCTATTTGCTGCTCGTACAGCAGTTGATAACATACAGAATGGTTGGCAAGCAGCCGCTAAAGCTGTATTAATTCGAGAACGAGGAGAGTTGGGAATTAATTCTAAATTAATTCCTTATTTTGACGCTTTGATTGGGGTCTTGTGATTAATTGGAGTTTTATGAAGAAAACGTTTTGTATCACAATCTGTTTATCACTATTTTCAACTATTGTTCTAGCCCAAACTGCACAATGGAATGAATCCAATGTAGCGTCAGCCATTCAAGCACAGGGATTTACATATAGACTTTATGTAACTCCGGCGGGTTCCCCTACAACTAATGCGCCAGTTATATTGACGTCAGTTACTTGCACAGGCGTAGCACCTACAGTTCTCTGTTCAGCACCTGTAACAGTATCAGTAGTCACTGGAACTAAAGTTGAACTTACTGCTGCTGATTCTCCAACTGGATTGGAGAGTGCAAAAGGTGTCCCTTTTATCTCGCCGGCAGTTGCACCTACGGGTCTAAAAATTACCCCTTAGGGTTTGTGCTGTCGGAAACGACTAATAGGATTAGGCTAAAAACTGTTACTAATCAACTAATTATTTCTGGCTTCAAGATATTAGGCCAAACTCAATTAAATAATATTATTACTATAACCGCGAGGTGTGGACTCTAACTTTGTTGAATTAATTTATGAGGCTATTATGCTTACTAGACGAGAACTCCTACAAAGATTTGCAGCAGTCCCATTCTTACTTGGAACTAAATTAAGTTGCATAAACCCAGAAGTCAAAAATACAGTAATGGCATTTGATAAGGGTGTTTGGAAACCTAATAGGAAGCAAGAACAATTCCTATCACTTCCAAACTCAATCTTTGAGGGATTCTACGGAGGTGGTAACGCTTCCGGTAAAAGCGATGTTCTATTGGTTTATGGACTAATTAATCGTTGGCACGAGAATCCTAGATTCAAACAGGTATTTCAGCGTAGGACATATCCTGAATTAAAGAATGAAATTCTCCCACGCAGTCGCGAGATTTATCCTAAGTTCGGTGCAGTATTTAATAAAACTGATATGTGCTGGACATTTCCACGTCCAGACGAACTAGGTGGAACCGGAAATCGTTCTGGTGCTTTAATATTTTTAGCACACTGTGAGGAAGAAGATGATGTACATAAATTCGATTCAATGGAAATTAATTTATATACTCCTGATGAACTTACTACTTTCACTGAGTATATCTACCTCCATATTGGTTTTACTCGCGTTAGAACCTCTGACCCAAAACTTCCGGCTATTATCCGTGCGGCGGGTATGCCAGGGGGTATTGGTCATACTTTTGTAAAGAAAAGATTTGTAGCTCCTTATCCTGAGGGTGGGAGGATTATTATTGGTAAGGGTGGTGTAAAACGTATTTACATTCACTCTACTGTTGCTGATAATCCACATGCTGATAAGGAATACACTACACGACTTGACGGTATTCCAAACGAGGCTGAGCGTAAGGCTCGTAAGTTTGGTGATTGGGATGCTTATCAAGGTCAAGTATTTGATGAGTTCCGGGATAAACAATATCCTGATGAACCAGCAAATGCAATACATAGAGTAGCACCGTTTGAGATTCCTTCATGGTGGCCTAAGATGGTCATTGGTGATTGGGGTTTCGCGGCTATGACATACATTGGATTCTATGCAATCAGTCCACAGAAGCGACTGTATTTGTATAGAGAACTTTACTGGCTCAAGACTAAGATTGAAGAATGGGCACCTTATATTAAAGACCCAATTGATAGAGAGAATCCTAAAGTAATTAAGTTCTGTAAGTCTGCTGGTCAAGACCGTGGACAGGAACATACTATTCAACAGCAAATTGAGAATGCTCTTGGAAGACCTATTGAATTGTCAAACAATTCTCCAGGTAGCCGAGTAGCAGGAAAAATATTGTTACATGAATATCTTCGGTGGAAGCAGAAGCCTTATATTCCACAAGAAGAACTTCCAGTGTATTCAGAAGAATACGCAATGTGGTTACTTCGTAATAAAGGGATGATTGATTACAAGGCTTATCTAGCTTTGTTTGACCCTCCCGAAGAAGAAACTAATATTCCTAAGCTTCAAATTTTCTGTTGCGAGGAACAGACTCATGAGAATCATCCTAACTGCTGTCCATTAATGATTGATTCTATTAAAGCTTGTTCGTATGACAAGAAGACTAGAGATGGTAAAGCTGCTGAAGACGTAGCGGAATTCGACGGAGATGACCCTTATGATGATATCCGCTATGCTGTTGATTCTGCTGAACGCTACTTTGATGAAGCAGGTAGAGAGTTTGAGAGAATTCAAAAGCAAGAAGCTATTACTACTGCTCTCAAGAACTATGGTGACTGGACCGCATACTACCGTAATATGCGAAGTGTAGAAGCTACTCAGAAAATGCAAGTGGTAAGTAGATTTCATCGTTCGGCTAGAAGGTAATTATGATATTACTAGATTGGTATCAACAGTGGCTTGAAATTAGAACAGAGTTCAAAGCTAAAAAGTTTGAACTGACTAGAGAAGTTAAGCAAGAAGAAGTTTGTCAATCCTGTGAAACTCTCAGGAATCAACTTGAGATTGCAAACTATGAAAAGAAACTATTGCTTGATAGAATACTAGCTACTCCTGAAAAAGAACCAGAGAGAACTACTGCACCTGAACTAGTAGCTGCGAGGCCACGTACTATTCCGTGGCATGTTCGTCAGCAAATGTTAGAAAAGGAAGATAGAGAGAAGGCCCGCGCATTACGTAATGCACCTAAATCGGATTCAGAAAAGATAGATGTTTCAGAATTAGAAAAAGAGTTGGGCGTTGCCGAAAAAGCAAGAGAACAGCAATCCAACGCTTGATGATAGTATGCAAAGGGCATTAGCCAAGGTTCTTGGTGAGATGCCTGATGTAAAACCAGTAACTATGTCTCCGTCTGATTCCTCAATATTATCCCGACTATTTGCTCCTAAGGGTTCGATGGCAACTACTAATCCTTTTACTGGAAATATTACTTATAATCCTGCTGCTATGCAGGGTCAGTCACAGGATGAATTAGAAAATACTGTTGCACATGAACTGACTCATAGTCGTCAGGCTCAAAATACTCCTTGGTGGAAAACAGCGGCTAATCTATTCAAATCAGATGTAACTGTTCCCGCTGGAATAAATCAGAATAGTCCCATGAATAATCCCTATGTATGGCGTCCTCATGAAATGGAAGCATTTCAAACAGAACGCAATAGGGCTATGACTCAGCCCTATCCAGTAGAACCAATTTTGGGGACTAGAGATATTCAGTTGTCTCGTCCTAGAAAACAAATTGACGTTGGTCCTTCATCAATAAAACGGTGATAAGATGCCATCAAATGAAGTGATGCATAAGTTCGGTAAAGGTAATCTACGCTCAGGTTCAAAAAATGGACCCCAAGTTAAAAATCGAAAGCAAGCTGTCGCTATCATGCTGTCAGAAAAACGTAACGAAGGAAAGCATGGTGGCACTTATAAAAGTAGCATTGATACTGGTCCATCAAAAGAATTCCGGAAAAAGAAGGGAATCAAGTAATGCCGATGAATCTCGGCCCTGACCCTAGTTTTATGCAACGCATGTTAGGCGCTACTAATGCTGCTGGTCAATCTATGGGTGGACCAATGGGTCAAACCTCTAGACTATCAGCAGGAATTAATCAGGGCAGAATAAATCGTCCTGCTGTTATGCCTAATCGCCAAACTACTCCTAATTCTGGAATGATGCCTTCCGGATTACCTAATCCTGGTCCCATGAATGGAATGGGAGGACAACCTCCTACTATGCCCTTTGTTCAGGGTCCATCTGCATTACCAGATTTCCAATTTGGTAGAGATACAGGTGGTAATACTGGTGTTACTGGTGGAATGAATTTTGGTGGAATGGGTGGATTCCCACGTCCCCAGATTGAAACTGGAAATGTTATGAATGATAACCAGATGGGTGGGGGAATATGGAATAGATATCAGAATATGCAGCGTCCTCAAATGTCTCCGATGTTTCGATAACTAATAATGGCTAGAGAACTCTCAGAAGAAATTAAATCTGCCCTTAAAGAAGTGGTTGACCACTTTGATAAGGAAGATGTAGCTGTGCGCGAACGTCAAATTAGGACGTGGCGTAGGCTTAAATTATTCTGGGAGGGATTCCAGAAGGCTTGGTATTCCGAAGTAGCACATGATTGGCGTA